CTTGTATCGGTCCGCATTATGATCCGAAGGGATGGCACCGGTTCGACTCCGGTACGGGTCTTCTTGAGAGTTTTTCATTTACTTACTCCTTTCAACGAACAATAAGATTTAGGGTTAAGCACGCAAGGGCCGGACGAGTTCCGGTCTTTTGCGTTGGAGTGAGATCATGGGGCAGAGCCGAATTAATCCAAGACATAAGAATGGAAACCTCCGAAGAAAACACCGGGGGAGGTTAAAGGCAATGGGGTGTCCCTGTGGAATATGCCAGGGGAGATTAGGACCTATCCACTACGATGAACCATCAGACGCGCAGCATCCGTTGTCGTTCGTCATCGATGAGATTCGTCCTGTTAGTAGGTGGAAAGAGTTCGGTTACGACTCACCAGCCGCAGCGGCTCAGGACTGGGACAATCTACAGGCGGCACACTGGATCTGCAACGCGAAAAAATCAAATAAAGTTGGTAATGAGGCTCGGGAAACAATCAAAAAAATAAATATCATTGATGGAGATTGGTAGGTGGGGAGGAAACCCGGAGCACTTCCCTGGCCCAACAGCGCCGTCCAGCGCCGATTTACACACAAGGAGTTTTTCAGATGACCAGACTGGAGAAATTGAAATATCTGGAAACCCAGCTCGAGGCAGCGCTGGGCGAAGCGGAGACGAAAGAACTCGCGCCGTTAGCCAGGCAGTACCGTGAGACACTGAGGGAGATTGCAGAGATAGAAGGAGCAGAACAGAATGACGACGACATCTCGGAAATCTTATCAGAGCGGGCTGCTGCAGGGAAGTCAGGAGCCGTGCGTTAGAATAGCGCCGATCTATAACGAGACGGACGGAATCGATGCAGAGCGGATCCTGCGGAGCGGGCAGATGCTGCTTGATCCGTGGCAAAGCCTGGTGCTTTGCGATTGGATGGCAGTCGGTCCGAACGGCAAGTGGATTTGCCGGACCTGCGGCGGTAGCGTTCCGAGACAGAACGGCAAGACCGGACTCGTTGAGGCGAGAGCCGAAGCGGGCATGCTGATGTATAACGAGCAGGTGATTTACACTGCACATCTGCAGAAAACAGCAACGGAGACATTCGAAGAGATGGCTTCGTTTTTTGATACTCCGAAACTGAGGAGATATGTAAAGGACATTAAAACGGCCCTGGGGCGTGAGCAGATCATTCTCAATTCAGGAGCACGGGTAAAGTTCCTTGCCCGTACCAGAAATGGTGGCCGAGGCCAGCACGGGGATCTTTTGATCTTCGACGAGGCGCAGGAGCTGAGTATTGACGCTCAGGCATCATTCATTCCGGCTATATCTGCGAGCGCTAATCCACAGACGATATACGCAGGAACTCCGCCGGATCCAAATTCTGATGGAACTGTATTTCGTGGGATCAGGGACAAGGCTCTTGATGGAAAGACAGCCAGCACAGCATGGTTTGAGTATTCGGTACCGGAGATCGGCGATGTAACGAACAGGGACAGATGGGCTGAAACTAATCCGGCACTTGGGCGAAGAATCATGCAGACCACTATCGAAGGTGAATTGGAACAGATGCCGGCGGACACCTTCGCTCGTGAGCGCTTAGGCTGGTGGACTCCGATCGTGGAGCACAAGCTCGATTATGCGATAGATCGTAAAGCGTGGGAGGCTTGTAAGTCGGAGCTACCTAAACCGGAAGGCAAGACAGCTTACGGTGTAAAGTTCTCCGCAGATGGTTCAGCCGTTGCCCTGTGTGGAGCGGTGATCCCCGAAAGCGGACCGGCCCGCATTTCACTGATTGAGCAGAGACCGACCGGCCACGGGATTGGATGGTTGGCGGATTGGCTGAATGAGAGATATAGCAAAGCGTGCTGTGTTGTCATAGATGGGCGCAACGGAGTCGACGTGCTTGTGGAACGCATTCAGGGCACTTGGAAGATGAAGGGCTCCGTGATTAGGCCGTCCACAAAGGACATGATCGCTGCAACGGGCACGCTTGTGAACGCGCTCAACGAGAAGTCGGTGACATGGTTTCATCTTCAGGAAGCGCTGAACGACAGCGCAATAACATCGGTAAAGCGCTCACTTGGAGGCGGATGGGGCTTCGGCGGGGACAATGCGATCCCTATTGAAGCTGCATCGCTCGCACTCTGGGGAGCTTTGAATAGTAAACGGAATCCTGAGAAGAAAATGAGGATTGGCTAAATGAATATTTTTATGGTACCGCAGAAGGTAATCGGCTTGGGCGAGGCTGAGCAGGAAATGCTCGCAAAGCTCCTGAACGTTTACCAGAATGCATCAATCAAGAACGAAACAAAGGATAGATACTACGAGGGCAAGATTTCTCTTAACGAGGTCAATCTTGGGATCGCGCTCCCTCAGGGCATGATGGGCCTCGAGATTGGATGTGCATGGGGCGCAAAGACCGTCGATGTGCTCGCCGGCCGTTCGATGTTCGACGGATTTGTCGGAGAGAATGGAGAAGAGGTAGAAGAGCTCGCAAGGGTCGTCCGGAACAACAATCTTATAGCTGAGTATCCGAAAGCATGTCGTGATGAGCTGAAGATTGGATGCTCGTTTGCGACACTGTCAGCTGACGATGATCTTGGCTGTAAGATCCGATTCCATTCAGCGAAATCGGCAGCAGCCGTATGGGATGGAGAAAAAGGCCGTATCGCTTATGGCTTCGCAATTACGGACACCGCTCCGGATGACGATAAGCAGCTGGTGTGGTCTCCGTCAATGATGAATCTGTACACAGACGACGCTATCTGGGTACTCCATCGTGATGGACAGATTTGGTCAGCAGAAAAACACGAGCACAAGATGGGCAGACCGCTCATGGAGCCGTTGATCTACAATCCGACCAGCTCTAAGCCGTTCGGGCAGTCGAGAATCAAAGAGCCGGTCAGAAGACTGATTCAGGGATATGTCAGAACAATTGCCAATGCAACGATCGGGCTGGAGTTCAGCACAGCTCCGCAGAAGTATCTGCTTGGTGTTACTGATGATCAATACGATGCTGTCGTTAATCAGAAGTTCAAACAGTACGTTGGCAATATACTCGCATCGACAGTAAACCCTGAGACCGGAGAAAAGCCGACATTTGGACAACTCCCACAGGGAAGCATCTCGCCGCATGTCGAGATGCTCAGGATCCTTGCAACACAGTTTAGTGCAGCAACGGGGCTGACTGTTACGGACACAGGAGTGGTCAACGATGCAAATCCGACAAGCTCCGACGCGATTCTTGCACAGTCGCAGACGCTGGTCAACATGGCCGAACAGCTGAACGAGCGCAACGGAGACTCGCTGAGGACAATCGCTCTGATGGCAATGGCGATTGTACACGATACAACGATGGACGGACTCACAGAGACACAGCAGAGCATCGTCGCTCATTTTAAGAACCCTGCAATGCCATCCGTAGCAGTAACGGCAGACGCAGCCATCAAGATAGCATCTGCCCGTCCTGAATTCGCTGGAACTGACACGTTCCTCGAAATGATTGGGTTTGATCAGGCAGATATCAGACGAATCAAGGCTCAGGAGCAGAGAGAGCGAGGGCTTCAAGTTCTCGGTGAAATCGGTGGAGAGTAATGGCAAGGATCACGACAAAGGCGTGGAATAATTACATCAGCACTCTTCGTAGACTCAGCGATAGGGCAACAAAAGAAATGCTCTCGATGGTCACGAAATTGAGCAATCAGTACAGCGAGGGCATCATCACGTTAGCAGAGTATGAAGATGCGGCGATCGATTTCGCATATGCACTTGCTACAAAGTATGGCGAGGGTGCGGGAGCGATGGCATGTGAAATGTATGATGCTATCGCAGAGCTCCAAGGTGCGAACGTGGCTCCGGCAGTACCAGCGCCGACTGCAACGATGGCCGAGACAGCGAAGGCTGTTAAGGGTACGATGAAAACGGGCAACCCCAACATCGTGGCAGATGCGACAGGACGACTTGTCAAAATGGTCAGTGCGGACACGATGCAACAGAACGCGTTGCGAGACGGGGCAGAGTGGGCATGGATCCCGCAAGGCGATACGTGTGCATTCTGTATCGTACTCGCGTCGAGAGGATGGCAGAGAGCATCGCGCAAGGCAATCAAGAACGGACACGCCGAACATATCCACGCCAATTGTGACTGTACCTACGCGGTCCGATTCAGTGACGGACTTGATGTGGAAGGATATCGTCCACAGGAGTATCTCGACATGTATAACGATGCCGACGGCAATACTCCTACACAGCGAATAAACGCCATGAGGCGCGAGTTCTACGCTGAGAATAAGGAAGTCATCAACGCGCAAAAGCGGAGCGCATACGAAAAAAGAGTGGAGCGAAACAGCTCCGCTGCAGAAGAATACAACGTTGATTAGAGAGCCATTACGGGCTCTTTTTTCATATACAACTGGCAACTCGTGCCTAAAACGAGGTTTCACTCACAGGAGGTAATTTATGGAAACTGGAATCCCTACAAACCAGGAAGTTAACACTCAGACCGCAGAAGAACCAAAGCAGGAAGTGTTCACTCAGGAAGATGTAAACCGCATCGTCGCAAAAAGAGTCGCTAAATACTCGGATTACGAAACACTTAAAGAAAAAGCGGCTAAATACGATGAAGCAGAAGAGGCGAACAAGTCCGAACTCCAGAAGGCCACAGAGAGAGCGGACAGCCTGCAGGCAGAGCTTGACGCGATGAAGAGCGCCGAACAGCTCAGAACACTGCGCGAAGAGGTCTCGAGTTCAAAGGGAGTACCGGCCAATCTTCTCACTGGATCCACAAAGGAAGAGTGCGAAGCACAGGCGGATCAGCTCCTGAATTGGGCAAAGCCGAACAGCTATCCCCGTGTACCGGATGGAGGCGAACCGGCTGGAAACATAAAGAAGGCCACTCGCGAGCAGTTCGCTGATTGGCTGAATCAGAATTTATAACGGAGGAATTAATCATGGCAGGCGTACCAACCAACAGAACAAACATCTCACTCCCACCAGAAGTGGCAGCAGAAATTCTCGCAAAGACACAGGAAGAGTCCGCAGTAATGAGACTCGCAAGACAGATCCAGCTCCCAGGCAGAGGAGTTTCGATCCCAGTAATTACATCTGATCCTGAGGCTGCATGGGTAGGCGAAACAGCTGCAAAGGCAGTTGCAAACCCTGGTCTCCAGACAAAGATCATGGAGCCTTATAAGCTCGCAGTGATCGTACCATTCTCCAATGAGTTCAGAAGAGACGCAGCAGCTCTCTATGATGAACTCGTAAGAAGACTTCCGCTCGCACTCGCTCAGAAGTTCGACGCAACAGTAATCGGCGCAGTTCAGGCTCCTGGAAGCAACTTCGATAACTTTGCTTCAGCAACAGCTCAGGTTATCGGCACCGACACTTATGATGGGCTCGTTGCAGCTGACACTGACATCGCTACACATGGCGGAATCCTGAACGGCTTCGCACTGTCCCCACAGGGCAAGGGCGCACTCCTCGCTGCAAAGGATGGAAACGAGAGACCGCTCTTCATCAACAGCGTTGCAGAGGGAGCAATTCCGATGGTTCTCGGCGCTCCTGTTGCTGTCAATAAGGGAATGTACAACGCAACTGGAAAGGTCCTCGGTGTAGCTGGAGACTGGAGCCAGGCAATGTACGGAACAGTTGAAGGCGTAGTTATTGACTACTCCAGCGACGCTACGCTCGTAAACGGTGACACAACAATCAACCTGTTCCAGCAGAACATGTTCGCAGTAAGAGCAGAGATTGAAATCGGATTCCGCGCCGATGTATCTTGCTTCAACAGACTGACTCAGGAATAATCCGTGGTCAAGATGATCAACGCGACTATGGGCACAGTGATGTGGGTCGCGGAAGATAGAGTAGAGGAATACAAGTCGGCCGGCCACAAGCTGGCCGATGTTCCTGTTACAACCACGAAAGCTGAGCCGAAAACAAGTCGCAAGAAAACAGCAAAGAAGAAATGAGGTGACCATGATGGCATATGCAACAGTTAATGATGTTCAGTCTCGCATGTCGAGAGAACTGTCAGTGATCGAGCAGACTGTCTGCGCCACTATGCTCGATGATGCAGCCGTCATCATAGATGCCTACAACAGCGAGGCCGATGCCGAGGTAAAGAAAGTCGTTTCTTGCAGAATGGTGATCAGAGCGATCGGCGACGGAGCTGATCAGGGCGCACCGATCGGAGCGACGCAGGGCAGCATGTCTGCACTGGGTTATTCGCAAAGCTGGACAATCGGATCCGGCGCTGTAGGTGAGCTCTATATTGGAAAGCTCGAGAAGAAGCTCCTGGGCGCAGGTAACTCTATCGGAACATATAGCCCAACGGAGGAGCTCGTTCCGGAAAGGGAGGTCTTCTGATGAAAGGTATCACGGTCATCCTCTACGACAGAACACAAACAGGGGTCGACGCTCTGAACCATCCGGTTTATGAAGAGACACCGGTCCCTGTTGACAATGTATTATATGCACCTATCAGCTCAACGGAAGTGCTCGACACTTACAACCTCAGCGGACGCAAAGCCGTGTACCAGCTCGCTATACCAAAGGGCGACACGCACGACTGGTCTGCTGGCAAGAAGGTCAGCTTCCTGGGCGAAGACTGGCGGATCATCGATATCCCGACTGAGGGCATCGAATACATGATCCCTCTCAGCTGGAACAAGAAGGTACAGGTTGAAAGGTATGAGCAAGGGTAGTTTTAAATTCGTATTGAATAGGGCGGGAGTCCGCGAACTGCTTCGAGGCTCCGGAGCGCAGAGCGTAGTGAAGACACAAGCTGCCGCGATCCAGAGCAGAGCGGGCGCAGGATATGAAGTGGATACATACGTCGGAACAAACCGTGCGAACGCATCAGTTTATCCGGCAACTTATGAGGCCCGCAAAGACAATTACGATAACAACACCCTGCTTAAAGCGAGAGGAGGCTAAATGATTGCAGCATTACTGATCAGCTACCTCAGCGAAAAACTTGAGCTGTACGTCGGCATGGAACAGCCTGAGATCAAGACGGGTTATGTGATCATAGACCAGACAGGTAGCAGTAAAACGAACCACATCAAAACCACGACTTTTGCCGTTCAGTCATACGGGGCTTCGTTACTCGAGGCCATGCGACTGAATGAACGGGTCGAGGCAGCGATGGAGGGGTTCGCTGAGCTCCCTGAAGTAGCAGGGGTAAGGCTCGAAACAGACTATAATTTCACGGACACGGAAACCAAGCAGTACCGCTGGCAGGCCGTGTATGACATTACTCACTATTAGGAGGAAATCAATGGCACAGACAGTAGGAAACGTAAGTGCGGGC